ATATGAGGCAAATGGTAGCGACTGCGACAACAGTATTCTGTTGTCTTCATTGGACGCAATTGCAACATGGTGGGGACAAGCCCCAAGTGTGAGTGTTGCAATTGATCCTTATAATCCTAAATCTTGGCCCACAGTGTGGGAAATCATCTATCAAGGTGAATGCTGCAAGTATAGCAGGGGGCTCGCGATGGCGTATACAATGTTCTATATGGATCCAGACGTTCACGTAACCGTGGACCGAGTATACGATAATACCTTCAACGACGAATATTTAATGGCATCGTTTGGTGGATTATATGCACTTAACACCTTGCACGACAAGGTAGTTGCACACTGTGATGTTAACAAAGAAATAAAAATAAAAGAGTCGTTTGGCATTAGCCGCGACATTTTGCAAGAACAAGATTAACCGGAGAACGCAATGAAAGATATTGATACTAAAAACCTGATGGGCGAAGCCAAGTTCTACGAAAGCTATTCACGCTGGAACGACGACGCAGGTCGGTATGAGACATGGGACGAATCTGTGGCTCGAGTGATGGACATGCATCGCAATTTTTACAAGGATAAGATGGACGACGAATTGTCTTTGCTTATCGACGAGGCCGAAGCACTCTACAAGCTTCAATATGTGCTAGGTGCACAACGAGCACTTCAATTTGGTGGAGATCAGATTCTCAAGCACCAAATGCGTATGTATAACTGTGGCCACGTAGACACAAGATTTGTAACATCAGAAGGTATGAGATCTTTCCGTGACTTCAACGATGGAGACACGGTTATCGCAAAAACTCCACAGGGTAATTGGAAAAAAGCAACAGTTCGTTCGTATGGCGAGCAGCAACTTAATGAAATTACCTTTAAAAGAAACAATCATCTTCATACAGTAAAGTTTACAGCTGATCACCGCTGGCTGCTAAAGGATGGTTCTGTCACCACCGACCTAAAGGTCGGTGATGCGTTGATGTTGAACGCTGATACATTTACTGATTTTGCGTTTGATTCCGCTGAACCAGATGAAAAGCTATATTGGGCGTATGGTTATGTTTATGGAGATGGAACCGTCAATAAAACTCATAGCTTGGTTCGCTTGTGTGGAAAAGATACAGCATATGAATATCGATTTAAAGAACTTGGGTTCAAGACATCATCTAGTTTGTCTCTTGAAGGTGACGTAATTGCATATACCGGAAAATACAAGAAAATGCTACCTGATCCTAAAAAGGATGATCCTCGTCTGATTCGTGCATTTGTTCGTGGCTGGCTTGACGCAAATGGAGAAAAAGCAGAATCACGATTTGACTATAATCGATTCGTCGGAATTCAATCATCAAATAAAGAGGCGATTGAATTTATTCGCAACGTTTTTCCTGTTGCTGGAATCTACCCTATCAGTGAGGTAGATAAAACTGATGAAATTACAAATTACGGAAAACGTCCTTATACAATTCGATTCCGATTTGGCATGATAAGCGACTCAAAGTTTGCGGCACCGTGGCGTGTAGAAACTATCAAGGAATCAACATTTGAAACAGTTTGGTGTCTTGAAGTAGAAGATGATCATGCGTTTGTTCTCGAACAAGGTATTCCAACAGGTAATTGCACAAGTTCATACGCTGACCGAGCTGCCTTCTTTGGTGAGCTGTTTTATGTTCTCCTTTGCGGCGCTGGTGCAGGCTTTTCAGTTCAAAAGCACCATGTTGCCAAGCTTCCAAAGATTGCAGCTCGCAAAGGTCAAGCAAAGGTCCATGAAGTAGAAGATTCAATTGAAGGTTGGGCAATGGCACTTGACGTTCTTATGTCTAGCTTCTTCAAAGGCGGCAAGCATCCTGAATTTGAAGGACGTCGTGTTTACTTTGACCTGAACCAAATTCGTCCTAAGGGTGCAATGATTTCTGGTGGATTTAAAGCGCCAGGACCAGAACCACTACGTAAAGCACTTGACAAGATTGAACACATTCTGCAAGGGCTAGTCCTTGCTGGCGAAGACATCCTACGTCCAATCCATGTTTACGATATTTGTATGCACGCTGCTGATGCTGTTCTTGCAGGTGGTGTTCGTCGTTCTGCAACTATCTGTCTCTTCTCACCAGACGACGAAGAAATGATGAACGCTAAGACAGGTAACTGGTTCAAGGAAAACCCACAGCGCGGACGTTCCAACAACTCAGCAGTGATTGTGCGTAAGGAAGCAGACCGCGAACTATTTGCTAAGATTATGAAGAGCGTTAAAGAGTTTGGTGAGCCAGGTTTTGTGTTTACTGAATCAACAGAACACACCTACAACCCATGCGTTGAAATCGGCAAGTATCCGGTTTACCTCCAGGGCAAGAAGAAGATTTCTGGCTGGCAAGGTTGTAACTTATCTGAAATTAACGGCGGCAAGTGCACAAGCAAAGAAGAATTTTTCAAGGCATGTCGTGTGGGCGCTATCTTAGGCACATTACAGGCAGGCTACACAGACTTCAAATTCTTAGACGAAACAAGCAAGAAGATTTTCGATCGCGAAGCACTTATCGGAGTAAGCATTACAGGCTGGATGAACTCACCTGATGTGTTGTTCAATGAAGACACACTAAAGGAAGGTGCAGAACTTATCAAAAAGGTTAACCGTAAAGTTGCAAAGCTTATCGGCATCAACCCAGCAGCACGAACAACATGTGTTAAGCCAAGCGGCAACGCAAGTGTTCTATTAGGCACATCTTCAGGTATTCACGGTGATCACAGCCCACGTTACCTACGCAACGTGCAAATGAACAAAGAGCAAGAAGTAGCAAACCTAATCAAGGACGCTAACCCATACATGGTTGAAGAGTCTGTTTGGAGCACAAACGGCACAGACTATGCAGTAAGTTTTCCTGTTATTGCTCCTAAAGGGTCACTGTTCAAGAGCGATCTATATGGCACAAACCTACTTGAAAAAGTGCGTCTTGTGCAGCGTAGTTGGGTTGAGTTTGGAACAGACGAATCACTATGTGTTGATCCAACAGTGCGTCACAATGTTTCTAACACAGTGCAGGTTGCGCCGAATCAGTGGGACGAAGTAGAAGAATACTTGTTTGAGAATCGTGATTACTTTGCGGGTATTAGCTTTATTTCAACAAGCGGCGACAAAGACTTTAACCAAGCACCATTCACTGAAGTGCTAACAGAAGCCCAGCTTGTTGACAAGTATGGCCGTGCAGCATTTTTTGCTAGCGGATTGATTGTTGAAAGCTCTAAAGGATTTGGAGACTTATGGAGCGCAACATTTGTTGCACAGCAAAACGAAGCTGACCAGCCACATGGGGAACAAAAGGACCTAGGCGCAGACTGGGTTCGTCGTTTCCAAAACTTTGCCAAGAATTATTTCAATGGCGATCAAAAGGCAGCTGAATATTGCTTGAAGGATGTTTACTTGCTACACAAGTGGACAAAGATCCAGCAAAACATGTCATACATCGACTTTAAAAACGGTCTTGCAGAAAAGACTTACACTGATATTGACACTATGGGTGCCGTGGCCTGTGCCGCAGGAGGGTGTGAAATTTAATGGGTAAGAAAAATAGATATATTTCCCCTAAGGAATTGCGTAGGTTAAATCAACAGCATGATTCTCGTATATCAGCTGAAGATAATAAAACGGCTAGAAAAACACATAATAGCTTTTACACAGTTTCTGACAGAGAAACCATGCGCGAATCAAAAGGAACAGGTTGGGCTAAACGACAAGCTGGACCACAACCAACTGATTATTCCGAGGAGTTGATTCGTGAAAAACGTGACTATTATCGAAACAAAAATAAATGATCCACTACAAAAAAGGCGATGTAACAGAAGCCGTTGAGCAAGTAATTGCTCACGGCGTTAACTGCACTGGTCACTTTGGAAGCGGAGTGGCTGGTGCTATCAAACGCAACCATCCATATGTGCGCGAACAATATCTCAGATTAAATGAACATGTGCTAGGCACATGTCAGTTTGTTGAGTATCGTGATCAAATATGGGTCAATGCGCACACGCAACAAGACAAAGGTTATGACGGGCGGCAGTATGCTGACCTCACAGCCATTGGCTATTGTCTAGCCGAGATCGCAGACTATATGGACAAGCATGATTTACACACGATTGCAATGCCAAAAATAGGATGCGGACTGGGCGGACTACACTGGGACCAAGTTAGTGTCCTAGTCGAAGGACTTTTAGAAGACTACGAAGTCACAATATACGAATTATAGGAAACAAACATGGCAGATACAGTTGTATGGAGCAAGAACGGTTGCCCATACTGCGATCAAGCAAAAGCATTGCTTGATAGCAGCGGAATCAGATACGAAGAGCGCAACATTAGTGAGAACACTGAACTGAGAGAAACACTGTTAGAAACACTCGATCAAGTAAATCCAGGAGCACCCAAAACTGTTCCGCAAATTTGGCTACATGGCAAGTTTGTTGGTGATTATCTCGCTTTACGCCGATACTATGAAGAACACAATATGTATATTGGAAACCAAGGATTATAAATGCTAATTTCAAAAAACTATCAAAAGAATGACGTAGTAACTGTCAAGCTTGTAACAGGCGAAGAACTAATTGGTTACTACGAAGAACACGACGACACTCACGTAACAATGCGTAAGCCTGTTGTTCCAGTGCCAACACAGCAAGGATCAGTTGGGCTTGCACCTTACTTGATGTCAAGCGACTATATGACAGACAACGAAAAGATTATGATAAACGGCCAGGCTGTTGTTACAATCAGCAAAACCAACAAATCGTTTGCTGATGCGTATTCACAGCAGGTAAGCGGGCTTGATATGTCAACATCAAGCAATCCAGGACTGATCACTGCATAAATACTCCTAATAGGAGTATGCAGTGAATATACCAGTTCATCGAAATACCGACTCCAGAAGCTGTGGTGCAGCAACTACAGTGTCTGGACAAGGCAACGTTTACGTAAACAATCTACTGGCAAGTGTGCAAGGTGATCCAAACACACATGGCGGCGGATCCTTGTCTGCTTCTAACAACGATGGCACAGTATATGTGAACGGCATTAAGGTTGTGCTGCAAGGATCCAGTGCGTCCCCGGATGCACTATGTCCACCAATTGGAGGCGCGCATTGCGCGCCTTCTGCATCATCGGCAAGCGGCAATGTATTTGCATGTGGCGGGTCGGGCACATAACCGGTAGTTCCAGTGCAACTGGCAACATCACGTTGACAGCATCAACTCATATTATAGGAATCAGACACAATGTCATTTACAGATTTTCCAGGAGGTTTAAGCTCTGCAAGCGACTACCTCAATGCACAAAATCCAATCAATGC